GCCGCCGGCCTGATCCGTGGTGGCAACTCGGTCGACCAGGCACGCACTGCCGTGCTGGACGAAATGGCCCGCAACTCGACCGCGAGCGGTGGCCACCAGAACACCCGCATCCAGCTGGTGGGCGACATGGAGCAAACGCGCATGGCCGGCATGGAAGAAGCGATCATGCATCGCGTGTACGCCCGCACGAAGATGACCGAGAACGGTGCCCAATTCCGTGGCATGAGTTTGCTCGAACTGGGTCGTGACTTCCTGGAAGCGCGTGGTGTTTCGACACGTGGCATGGATCGCATGCAGCTGGCCACGAATATGTTGAACTTCCGTTCGGCGGGCATGCACGGCACCAGCGACTTCGCAGCTCTGTTTGGCAACGTTGCCAACAAACGCATGCGTGATGCTTACGCTGAGAACGCAGGCACGTACACGCAGTGGGCGCGTCGTGCGCCGAATGCGCCTGACTTCAAGAACATCAACATCGTGCAGATGTCTGGCGCGCCAGAACTGCTCCGGACCAATGAACACGGCGAGTTCAAGTACGGCACGATGGTCGACGCGGGCGCGTCTTACGGTCTCGTGACGTATGGCCGCATGGTGTCGCTCACCCGCCAAGCCATCATCAACGACGACTTGCGTGCATTCGAGCGCCTCGTTTCCGCCTTCGGCGCAAGTTCGAGCCGCCTGGAAAATCGCCTGGTGTACAGCCAGCTCATTGGCAATCCAGTAATGGGCGATGGCAAGCCGCTGTTCGACGCCGCTCACAAAAACATCGCGACGGGTGCTGGCTCTGCGCTTTCGCTGGACGGACTGAAGGCCGGTCGTAAAGCCATGCGTTTGCAGAAGGGTCTGGCAGGCGAAGAGCTGAACCTGGCGCCCAACTTCCTGATCGTCCCTGCCTCGCTCGAGCAGGATGCGTACGCTTTGACCAGCGCGAACTATGTGCCGGCCAAGCAAAGTGACATTAACGAATTCCGCAGCGGCGGTCGCACCGCCGTTGAGCCGATCGTCGAACCAGTTCTGGACGGCATGAGCGAAACGGCATGGTTCCTCGCCAGCAGCAACAGCCAGGTCGATACCGTCGAGTACTGCTACCTGGACGGCGCGGAAGGCCCGGTCATCGAAAGCCAGAATGGTTTCGAGGTTGACGGTGTGACTTGGAAGTGCCGCCTGGACTTCGCGGCCAAGGCCGTTGACCACCGTGGTCTGTACGAAGGCGTCGGCAAGTAAGCCGCTGCTGTCAGCCCATCCATTCACCACAGGAATCGAACATGAAAAATTTCATCCAGAGCGGTTGTACCTTGACCGTCATTGCCCCGGCCAACTTGCTGGGTGGCCAAGCTGTGCTGGTCGGCGCGATCTTTGGCGTTGCCTGCGGCGACGCCGTGCAGGGTGCAGAGGTCGAGGTCAACCGCTTCGGTGTCTACGCGCTGGCCGCCGTGCAGACCGATACCGGCGCGACCGGCGCCAAGATGTATTGGGACAACACCGCCAAGCGTCTGACCACGACTGCTACCAACAATACCCTGGTCGGCGCATTGGCCGCCGCCAAGGGCGGCACCGAGACTACCGCGACCGTGCTGCTCGACGGCGTCATTCGCTAACACACGCGCATGCTCTTCGCCAACCTCCAGCTGGCCGCGAACAGCGCCGTCCTGAATCACCTGGCTAATAAGCAGGTGACGATCGCCGGCGCGGTTGTGCCTGGCATCTTGCGCAACCTGGCAAGCGAAGCGCAGCTGGGCATGGGTGTTTCCTCCAGCAGCCCCGTCGTCACCGTCGCGAGCAACGCGGTGATGCTCGAGCCAGTTGGCAAGCAGATCACGATCGACGCAGTGCGTTACGAGATCGTCGACGCCGACCCGGACAACACCGGCCTGACCATCCTCACGCTGACGGTGGCCGCATGAGGACCGCGTTCGCAAACATCGTGAGTGCCGTCATCACGGCGCTGGAAGCGCAGCCGCCAGTGTGCAAGGCCATTTACCGCGCCCGCGCCATGGCCGTGCCCGACCAGGACAAGCTCGCCATCAGCGTGCAGTGGGAGCACTCGGTACCAGCCAGCGGCACGATCAACGGTGCGCCGATTGACTGGGCAACCCGCCTCACCGTCGAATGCTACGCAGCCGGCATTAACGAGAGCGGTGACCTCGCGGTCGACCCGCTGCTCAAGGCTGTGTTCGAACGACTGGCCGCCAACCCGACACTGGACGGTGTCGTTTCCGATCTGCAAGTGATTGGCGTCGAAGCGGAGAACACGACGGACGGAAAGAAAACCGGGTGGGTCCGACTCACCTATACCGCAGATCACCGCACAAGCAACTTCACATTGAGCTGACATGAATATTGAAAAGACGCAAACCGCGCCGCGTGAGCGCGAGATCCTGCCGCCACCTGGTGGTGGTTCCTGGACCTTTGACCGGGAATCGTGGGAGTGGGTCTCCAATGACCCGGTTCCAGCCTCTGCCGCCGAAACCCCAGCCGCAGCCGTCGAGTACGACAGCACGGCCAACCAGGAGTAAGCGATGCCCCGCCTGATCAAGAACACCATCGTCACTGCCAAGGTGCAGACGACCCCGGGCTTGGATGCTGCGCCAACCGGCGCGGCCAATGCTGTGCTCATGTCCGAAGGTAGCATCACGCCGCTCGATGCGCAGTCAATCGACCGCTCGCTGATCCGTGGCTACTTCGGTGGCAGCGAGCAGCTGGTCGGACCAGCCAGCGTCAAGCTCACCTATGCGGTCGAGCTGGCTGGTTCCGGTACGGCCGGTACGGCACCTGCATGGGGCCAGCTGCTGCAGGGCTGCGCAGTTGCCGAAGGTCTGCTGACCACGCCAGCTCGTGTGGAATACATGCCAGCGTCGACCGGGCTGAAGATGCTGACGCAGTACTACTACGATGACGGCGCACTGCACAAGCTGATCGACTCGATGGGCAACTGCACGCTGTCGGCCAAGGTCGGTGAGCGTCCAATGCTGCGCTTCGAGTGGGTCGGCCTGGATGGCGGCATCGCTGTCGCTCCAAATGCCACCGGCGTCTTCACCCCATGGAAGAAGCCTGTCGCCATGACCAAGGCCAACGTGATCGACATCACGTTGGGCGGCACCTATGCAGCCGGCGCACTCAGCGGCGGCACGCTGTACAACAGTACGGGCCTCGAACTGAACTTCGGCAACGTGGTCAACTTTAGCGCGATGCTCAGCACCGAGACAGTCGATATCTCCGACCGCCAGTCGACTGCGACGATCGAGCTCGAACTAACGGCAGTGCAAGAAGTTGCACTGATGGCTGCGGTCAAGGCCAACGAGACGCAGTCGCTCGGCTTCACCATCGGCACAGCTGCTGGCAACAAGGTGCTCATCTTCGCGCCAGCGGTACAGCTGACCAACCCGCGCAAGTCGGAACTGAACGGGAAGCGCTTGATCGGCTTCGACCTGCGCCTTGTCCCGGTCAACGGCAACGACGAGTGGCGCATCGTCGTCCTGTAACAAACAATCCATCGATAACTGAAAGAAGAACGCCATGGCATTCAAACTCATCAAGCGCAACAAACTCGCCGTCACCGTTAAAGGGACCCTCCCTGATGAAAGCGGCAAGCCAGTCAACTTCGACTTCAAGCTTCACTGCAAGCGTTTGAGCCAAGACGAAATCGACGTTGCCATGAAGGACAAAAAGGGCGACGTGAAGAAGTTCGTTCGCGACATCGCCGAAGGCTGGGACGGCGTCCTCAATGAAGCCGGTGTCGCTCAAGACTTCACCCCGGAACAGTTCGACGAACTGATCGACAACGTCGGCATGCCGGTCGTGATCATGCACGCCTACCTGGAGCAGGTGGCAGCAGTCGCAAAAAACTGACCGAGGTCGTGCGCCTATTGGCGCGCGGCCAAATCGAGTTTGGTCACGATGAGCCGGCTGAACACGATCACGTCAACGATGCGCTTGCCGCCTTCGGTCTCTCTGCCGAGGTCGGCATCGCGCTGAACGAAGATGAATACTGGCTCTGGCCTGAGAACGATGAGCCTTTCAACATGTGGCTCGCTGTGCAAACCCAGTGGACCGCCGGCATGGGTGGTGCTACAGGTTTGAATTACCCAGGAGTGGAAACATGTATGCGGCTACGCGGCCTGAAGAAGAAGGCCCGTGAGCATACGTTTCTGCTGATTCAAATGATGGAAAGAGCGTGCCTTGAAGAATGGTCACGCCAACGCAAGAATTAAGGAACTAGGACGATGGCATTGCCGCGCGCACTTATTGAGATGGCCGTAGAAGGCGCGGCAGAAAGCCAGCGGCGGATCGAGTCTGTTGGCGATGCTTTACGCCGCATGAATGGTGAATCCTTGGAGCGCATCTCGGGGCAGCTCGGGAGTCTCGGCGATCGCTATTCAAACCTTCAGTCCACCATTGGCAATGTCGCTGGCTTCACCATCGCAGGCGTGTCGCTCGCCAGCCTGGCGGCGCGGATCACAGGTGTCATGGATTCTATGGGCCAGCTCGATGACCTCTCGCAAAAGATCGGCTCCACCGTCGAGAGTTTGTCGCAAATCCAGAAAGTTGCTAAAGCGTTCGGGGCTGATTTTGGAGGCACGGTAGATCCTGCCCTGGTCAAGCTCGCACGCGGCCTCACCACTCTCGATGATAAATCAAGCAAGACAGCAAAGGCGCTTTCCGCCCTTGGCATTTCGGCGAACACGCTGAGTGATCCTGGACAAGTATTCATTGAGGTAGCGAAGAGCTTACAAAACTATGCCGATGGTTCTGGCAAAGCTGCTCTAGCAAATGATCTGTTCGAGGAATCCGGCGTAAAGCTGTTGCCGTTTATGAATGATCTGGCGGAAACCGTCGATAGCTTCTCAACGATCTCTGCCGAGTCGGTCACCCAAGTCGCCTCCCTACAAGACCAGTTCGGTATGTTGGGTGTACGGACCGACGAAGCGTTCGAAGCTATTACCGCAGCGGCCTTGCCCGCTTTGTCCGGACTGGCGAAAGGCTTCTCTGATGTCATACAAAAACAAGACGGTCTAATCGACAGCGGCGAAATCGCTGACTGGGCCAAGATGACTGCAATGGGAATTGCTCGCGTGGCCGACATTGCCGTGCTGGCAGTTCGGAGCTTCTCCGCGATCTCAAGCAGCGTCCAGGTTGTGGCCGCTGACCTCAAAGTGCTTTGGACGGCTTCGCCTGCAAGGATGGCCTATAGCGCGGCAAATGGCGGCTCTCCGTTGGAGGAGCTGAAAAAGACAGTTGCTGAGCGTAACCAAGTTCTGGAGGCGGCAAATAAGAAGTTGTCGGATTTCTATAATTCGCGAGGCGATATCTTCTCAAGTGCTCTGGCTGGATACTTTGAGAATGAGGGGAAGGGCGCAGCTCCCGGTGCCCCGACGGAAGGTCCTGGCAAGAAAACACTTTCCTACAAGTCGAACGGTGGCAATGCTTCTAAGGATGCGGAAAAGCAAGCCGCCGCATATCAGAACCTGGTGACAGCGATCCAGGCAAAAATCGCTGCCGCCAATCTCGAACTCAGTGCTGGCGAATCACTATCCGCCAGCCAGCAAGAGCAGCTCAAGCTCACCGAACTGTTGGCCGAGATGAAGGGGAAGCTCACACCGATCCAATATGCCCTTCTGGAAAGTGAGGGCAAAGAGCTTGTGACGAAGTTGGAAGTGATCGAGGCGAACAAGCGTGCGGCGGAGGGGCTGGAGTCGTACACCAAGTCAATGGCCGCTTATGACACAAGCGTTGCAAAGGCGATCGAAAGTGCGATGACTGAGGCGGCCAGCAACGAGCAGCTCGCGCTTACATTCGGGAAAACGAAGGGCCAGATCGAAGCAATGGAGTTGGCAGAGCTCGAGTATCAAAGGACTCAAGCGTCATCCAGCGGCCTCACGCTCAAGCAGATTGAAAATCTCGATAAGCTGATCGCTGCAAAGCAGCGCAGCGCGACCGCGCTCGGCAAGATCGACGGTCTCGAAGCCAGCAAGAAGTCTATCGAACAGTTGGATGAGTTCCTCGACCCCGCCAAAGCACAGTCGTTCGGCGAAGCCCTGCGCGAATCGCTGGGCGGTGCGGGTACCGCGTTGTCTGCACTGACTTCGACGCTCGACGGCTTCGGCAAGCGGCAGGCTGAGATTGACAAGCATCGCGCCACGGCAGAGCGTGAGCGATTGACTGGCGCCATGAGCGAACAAAAGTATATCGCCGATATCGCTCGCCTCAACGAAATGGAAACAAAGAACCGTCTGTCCGGCTACGGCGACATGGCGGGTGCGGCTGCGGGCTTCTTCGGCGAGCAGAGCCGTGGGTACCAGGCATTGATGACAGTATCGAAGGTCTTCCACGCCGCGGAGCTCGCGATGACGATGGCCGAGCTGGTGCCGAAGGGTATCGCTGCGGTGCTCAATCAGGGCACCGGCGACCCGTACAGCGCCTTCGGCCGTATGGCCGCCATGGCCGCCGTCGTTGCTGGCTTGGGCGTGGCCATCGGTAGCGTGTCGGGCGGCAGCAGCGTGAGCTTGTCTGAGTCCCGCCAGAAGACGCAGGGCACCGGTACTGTGCTGGGTTCGGACGCAAAGTCTGGATCGATCGCCCGCGCGCTCGCCGAGATCGAGCAGTCGTCGCAGGACACGCTCGGCGTGAACAACGACATGCTGATCTCGCTGCGCAACATTGAATCGGGAATTGGACAATTCGCCTCGCTGCTCGTGCGCACGACCGGCGTGACCGGTGACTTCGGCAAGGACATGAACAAAGGCGCGTTCGACTCGAAGGCAGTCGGCATTGGCGGTGCCGCAGCCGGAGCTGTGGGCGGCGCAATGGCTGGCGCCTACGTCGGCATGGGCGCCAGCCAGATCGGCCTGCTGCTCGGCGGCCCGATCGGCATGGCCCTGGGCGCGGTGCTCGGTGCAGTGATCGGCAAGACCTTCATCGGCAAGGCACTGGGTAGCGTCTTCGGCGGCAAGCAGACGGTGGAAGACACCGGCTTCACCTTGGACAAGTCCAGCTTCGGCAGCATCCTGGCCGGGGGTGTCAAGGCGTCCCAGTACGCAGACATCAAGAAAGACGGCGGCTGGTTCGGCAGCGACAAGACGAGCGTGAAGATGGAAAGTCTGGGTGCCGAAGGAAACCGCCAGATCGCCAGCGTGCTGACTTCGCTGTACGACACAGTGTTCAAAGCCGGCACCATCCTTGGGCTGGGCGCGGACAGCTTCAATGCGCAGCTGAGCAGCTTCGTTGTCGATATCGGCAAGGTCAGCCTCAAGGGCTTGTCGGACGACGAGATCCAGGAAGAACTGCAGGCGGTCTTCTCGAAGGTCGGCGATAGCCTGGCCGCATCCGGCGTGGCCGGCCTTGAGTCGTTCCAGAAAGTTGGCGAGGGCTACCTTGAGACGTTGGCACGTGTGGCGTCGAACTACCAGAGCCTTGACGCCATCATGGCCTCGATCGGCACTACTGTCGGCGCGGCTGGCATTGCCAGCGTGCCGGCGCGTGAGCGGCTGATTGACATGTCGGGCGGCATCAGTGCGCTGGCCAGCCAGGTCAGTTCGTTCGCGGACAATTTCCTGACCGAGGCCGAGCGCCTGGCGCCGATCCAGAAGTACGTCACCGAGCAGCTTGCCGGCATGGGCCTATCCTGGGTTGATACCAGTGCCGAGTTCAAGAATGCGGCACTCGGTATCGACAAGACGACCGAGGCGGGTGCCAAGCAGTTCACCGCCATGATGAGCTTGGCCGACGCGTTCGCCAAGGTGTATCCGGCCGTGAAAGACGTGAGTATGTCGCTCGAGGAAATCGCGGACCAGCGTGCCACGCTGCAGGACCGACTCGACGAACTGACAATGACGCGCGAGCAGCTGCTGGCGAAAGAGCGCGACACCCTGCACGACACCAACCGCCCGCTGTGGGACCGGGTCCAGTCGTTGCAGGCTGAGGCCGCAGCGCAGGAGAAGATCGCGCAGGAACGCACCACGCTGCAACAGCAGCTCGACGAGCTCACGATGACGCGCGAGCAGCTGCTGGCCCGCGAGCGCGCCGCATTGGACGAGGGCAACCGCCCGCTGTGGGATCGCGTCCAGGCGCTGCAGGCCGAGAAGGACGCGGCGCTGTCGGCAAAGGATGTTGCCGCCGGCTTGATGAGCGACGTCGACAGCGCATTCACCGTGCTGGAGCGCGCTGTTGACCGAGAGCGCACAGCGATCCAAAAGCAGGTGGCTACCCATACCGAAGCGGCCAACAAGATTCGCACGATCTCGGACAGCCTGCGCAGCACCATCAACGGCATGCGTGGCCCCGGTGCCGAGGTGATGGAGCGTACGCGCGCTCAGAGCGATCTGCAGGGCTTCCTGACGATCGCCCGCGCTGGCGGCATGCTGCCCGACTCGGACAAGCTGCAGGCCGTCCTGAGCGTCTTGACCCAAGACGCAAGTGCCCAGTTCGCCAGCTTCGCCGATTACCAGGCGGACTTCTACACAACCAAGAACACGATGGCCGACCTGGCGTCGATCTCGGACGCCGCACTGTCAGTTGAAGAGCGCACGCTCAAGTCGCTGGAGACCCAGTTGAGTTCGTACGAGCAGATGCTCGAGCGCGAGCAGGAGCAGATCGACCAACTCAACGGTATCAGCACGACCGCGCTATCGATCCACCAAGCCATCCTTGCACTGCACTCCGCCGTGCGATCCGCTGCATCGAACCCGGTCAATGCGTCGGCAGGCGCGATCAGCAACGCCTACCAGAACACGCTGGGGCGTACCCCAGATGCAGCTGGCATGCAGCACTGGACTGACCGCGTTGCGGCCGGCGATTCGATCTCGGACATTGTGGACGCCATCAGCAATTCGTCGGAAGCGAAAATCAAGGCGTTGTACCAGTCGACGTTCGGGCGACCCGCCGATGCTGCCGGACTCGCGTACTGGATGGAGCGTGTCGAAGCTGGTACGTCGTACGGCGCGATCGAGCAGGGCTTCAAGCAAAGCAACGAGTACAAGGCCAAGATGAAAGTGCCTGGCTACGCTGCTGGTGGCGACCACGGCGGCGGCTGGCGCATTGTTGGCGAGAATGGGCCGGAGCTGGAAGCTACGGGCGCGGCGCGCATCTTCAATGCCAGCCAGACGCGTGACCTAATGTCGCGCTTCAACAACCCGAACGACAACTCGGCGGTGCTTGCGACAGAGGTTCGCCAGCTACGCAAGGACAACGCAACAAAAGACCAGGCGCTCGAGCGCGCGCTTGCTGCGATCGCTAAGAACACGATGGTTACGGCCGACCTGCTCGACCGTTGGGAAATGATCGGCTCACCGAAGGTACGCAACAAATGATTATTGTTGATCCAATCACGCTGGGCGATACCTCGTTCTCGCGGCCGTCTGTTAAGAATGTGTACAACGGGGCTGGGGCGCTGGTTGAGGTGCCGGCCAACACTCTGGGCGTGACGTACGATCCTGCTGAACTGAATAAAGCGCCATGGGCACTGCTCGAGCCGGCGGCGACGAATCGCATTCGCAATAACACTATGGTGGGCGCAGTAGTGGGGGTCCCGTTCGTAAACGGAAGTTTGCCAGCCAACTGGCAACTGGACACCACTGCCGCGCAAAAAGTCCAAATCGTTCAAGTGCAAGAGAGTGGTGGTGTCAATTTCATTGATGTCCGCTTTTCTAGTACCAATAACGATCGGTCTTACCTCGCGCTTTATCCTGAGCCTACTAATGGCACAGGAGTCACCGGCGCTATGGCTGGGCAAGTATGGGCTGGATCCATGTATGCGGAGCACGTGGCAGGCAATCTTCCGCAGAATAATGTGTTGTATGTTCGTGCTATTGGGCCGGCTGCCGAGGTTGGCTCTTGGGGCGAATTCTTCACGCCAGTTTCATCCGGCAAGCAATTGCGAAGTGGGCGAGTCGGTGTGGTCACGCCCGCGCTGCCAGAACCAAGCGAGCGGGTGACGATGTTCTATCTAGCTTCCGCTCTGCCAATAGGTGGCTCGTTCGACTTCACCCTAAGGATCGGGCTGCCGCAGCTCGAGCGCGATCGTGTCACCAGCCCGATCAAGACCAGCAACGGCGCTGTCACCCGCTCTGCTGACGTAGTTGGATCGGTCGCTGGCCTGCTGTACTCCAACGTGCCGATCACTGAGCCAGATTACAGCGTAACCGCAACCTACGCAAAGGATGCACTGGTCCATGACCCGGCGACGCACAACGTGTTCAAGTCGCTCATCGATGCGAATAAAGGTAAGCCCCTGACTGATCCAGCAGCGTGGAACCCGCGTGGGGCAACAAATCGTTGGGCAATGCTGGACCAGTACAACAACACGCAAACCGCCAACCCGGAAGAAATTCTTATCGTGCTCACGCCGCAGGCGATCAGCGAGGGTCTGTACATCGGCAACTGCGACGCTGACGAAATCGAGTTGTCTGTGGTCGATCAATCCGAAGGGTTGGTGGCATCGGCGGTTACGAGCCTGGTGACGGCAAGCGGGACCAGCAGTTACTTCGACTGGTGTTTTCGTCCAGCAGACCGGTCCGATTACTTCGTCACAACATCAATGCCTCCGTACGCCAATGCCCTTGTGTTGGTCGCGATCCGCAAGCCTGGTGGAATCCCGAAGTGCGGCATGCTGGCCATCGGTGCAGTGGACGAATTCGGTCCTTCGTTGTACGGCCTGTCGGCAGAGGGCAAAGACTATTCCAGCACGACATTCAATTTCGATGGCACGACTAATACCGAGATCAGGCCATATGCAAAACGGATGAGCGTCGATGTCCAGGTGGATAACGACGAAATTGACTATATCCAGCGAAAGCTTTTCCAGATTCGTCAACGCCCGATCGTCTGGATCGGTGGGCCGTACGGCGCTACGGCAGTGTTCGGGCGGTACGGTAGTTTTAAAATCGTCATTCCGGGATTAAAGAAATCGGATATGGCACTACAAATTGAAGGAAGCGTGTAATGCTAATTACTGAATTTTTGAACCCGGCTGAGTTGCCGCATCGTTCGCAGGAGAAGCCAACCTTCGATAAGAACATGGGTTTCTTCTATCGCAGGCTCCCAGCCTATAACGCTGAGCTCAACGCCTTTGGCGCCGAAGCGAGCGAGATGGCTATTACGATCAACGCTCGTGCGGCAGCAGCAGCTGATGCAGCTTCGAAGGCTGCAGCGTCTGCTGGAAATGCCGCACGGGATGCAGCGACGGCCGCCAGTGCCCCGGGCACGAATGCGACATCGGCTACCAGCATGGCTATGGGCCTGGGCAGCAAGACGTTCACGCTGGCGCAGACTGGCAAGCTGTTCGGCAAGGGCAACACGGTCGTCATCGCCGCGCCTACCGGTGACAACTGGATGTCTGGCTCGATCACGGCGTTCAATTCGGCCACCGGCGAAATGACGGTCAACGTCACGAACATCAGCGGCAGCGGTACGTTCGCCGCCTGGACGGTGTCGCTGTCGGGCGCCGCCGGCCTGACCGGCGTGGTGAACGAGTTGCGCGCAGCGAACATCGCCTCTGCTGCGACTGTCAACCTGAACGCCGCGACCGGCAACCTGGTGCACATCACCGGCACGACGACGATCAGCGCATTCACGCTGGCATCTGGCGCCGAGCGTTCGGTAATCTTCGACGGCGCGCTGACGCTCACGAATTCCACAGGGCTAAATCTTCCGGGGTGGGCTGACATCGTCACTATCTCGGGCGACCGCGCGCTGATCCGTGGCGACAGTAACGGCGCCGTCGTCACGCACTATCAGCGCGCAAGTGGCTTGCCGGTAGCCGGTGGGGTTATCAGCAAGGAGTATCTCTCGCCGGACCAGGTGATCGTTAAGTCTTCTTCCATCACTTTCACCCACGGGCTGGGAGCCGTACCGAAGATTTTGCAGGGGTATTTGAGGTGTGTTAATGCGGAAGCGGGTTACGTCCCTGGAGACATTATCCCTGTCACAAACACCAGCTCCGGCGGTTTCTCGTGGGTGAAGATTACCTCTTCACAAATTCAAATTAGGTACAACAGCGGTCAAACAGCAGGAGCAGATGGCTCGAATCCATTTGGCTTTACCGACGCTAATTTCCGCTTTTTCATTGAGGCATTTGCATGACGACAAAATACTACGTGAATTCGGACGGTACCTACCTGGGCGCCTACGTGGGAGGTTCGCCGCCTGAAGGTGCAGTCGAAGTTTCTCATCCACCAGCCGATGGAGCCGAGATCTGGGATGGTGTGAAATTTAATCCAGCGCCTGCCCCCGTTCCGCAAGTCATCACGTGTGGACAGGGACGAGAGGCGCTCTACAACGTCGGGTTGTTCGGCAACGTTCAGCCTGCGATTGATGCTATCGAAGACCCTGACATTAAATGGCGCGTTCAGAACGCCTGGGACTATCGCCCTACTTGGGAGCGCGAGTCACCATTCGTTGCCATGATGGCGGCCATCCTAGGCCTGAATGATGAGCAGACCGACCAACTATTCATTGATGCCGCCCAACTGTAATTAGTACCGGATTGCTGCCGGTCGCGAAAGTGCCACAAGGCTATAGATTTTCTCACTCTTTAAAGAACTGTTGAGGACATCTGGGGACACTGGTGTTTTCCGACGCTACGTCGAAAGGCAGCAATGAGCATCAGCAAGACTACCCCGCCGGAAGTTGGCAGCTACACCGGCGCCCTGGTAACGGTCGTCACATCTCTCACCCTGACGCAGTTCGGCGTCATTGTCGGCATCTTCACCGCGCTGCTGACGTTCCTGCTGAACGCCTGGTACACGCGTGAGCGGAATACGCGCGAGCGGGAGCAGAACGCCCGTGAACATCTGCTGGCCGATCTCGAGCGGCGCGAGCGGGAATTTAGGCTTGCTCAGTTCCTCGCACAGCTGCAGGCCCCTGAATCAAAACCGCATTTGCCAATACAGGAAAAACCATGAACTTCATCGATGACGCACGCGCGCAATTCCCGAAACTCTGGTCGGTACGCTTTGCGCTACTGGCTGCCATCGCATCGGGCATCGAGGCCGGCATGCACCTGTACGCCAGCGGCACCGCGCCGATCCTGGTTGTAGCAGCTGGCCTGACCTCGCTTGGCGCCGCGATCGCGCGCGTCGTGGCACAACCGGCGCTAACCGGCAATGGTTAAGGGCGCACCAGGCCAGCGGCGCGGACTGCTCGCTCTGGTTGGCGCCGTGGCCGCGACGGCGCTGATCAGCTTCACGCCTGCGTTCGAAGGCACTGAACTCTCCACCTATCGCGACATGGGCGGTGTGCTCACGTACTGTACCGGCGCCACCGAGAACGCGGCCTGGGGCAAGACGTACACGCCCGCGCAATGCCGCGCGCAGCTCGACCGCGACCTCGAGCGGCACGCCGCCGGCATCGCCATGTGCATCCCGCTGGCGCGCCTGACCGATGGCCAGAAGGTGGCCTTCGTCGACGTCGCCTACAACATCGGCGTGAGCGGCTTCTGTCGCTCGAGCATGGCGCGGCGCACGAACGAAGGCGACATGGTCAGCGCCTGCAACGCGCTGCTGATGTGGAACAAGGTCGGCGGCAAGGAAGTGCGCGGCCTTACGCGCCGGCGTCATGCTGAGCGCGAGCTGTGCTTGAAGGGGCTGTCATGATGGCGCAGCTCTCGAAAAAACTGCGTAGCTTGGCCGACGGTAGCCTGGCCTTCTGGTGCCCCGGGTGCAATGAGGCGCATCGCGTCGGGGTGAGGCAGGGCGCAGGCCCGCGCTGGAGCTTCAACGGAAACGCTGATGCGCCGACTTTCTCGCCTTCGGTCTTGGTGCGTAGCGGGCACTTTGTGCCGGGACGCGGACAAGAGCCTGGCGCCTGCTGGTGCACCTACAACGCCGAGCATCCAGACGATCCCGATCCCTTCATGTGCACCTGCTGCCATTCGTTCGTGACCGACGGTCGCATTTGGTTTCTCGGCGATTGCACGCACGCACTAGCTGGCCAGACAGTTGAGTTGCCTGATTGGGGGCAGCCATGATCCCGGTTCAGTACCGCGCGTTGACGGCCGGCTTGGGCCTGCTGCTGGCGATGACCCTCGCCGGTACCGCCGGCTGGTTCACGAACGGCTGGCGGCACGACGCCGAGATCGCCGAACTGCAGCGCGCGCACGCAGAAACCATGCGCAGCCAGTCGGAACTGGCGCTGACCACGTTGCAGGCCGACGCCACGCGCATCACTCAGGCGGCCACCGAGTTCGCTACAATTCAATCCACCCTGGCGCCACGCATGTCGGCGCTCACCAAGGAACTGCGCAATGCGAAACCTCTGCCTGCTGGTTGCGTGCCTGATGCTGACCGCGTGCGCAACCTCGAAGCCGCAATCGAAGCCGCCAACAAAAGCATCTCTCGATAGCGCGCTGGCCGCGCCATGCCCGGCGGTCGAACGGCCCGGCGCCGACGATTACGACGCATGGCAGATCTGGGCGATCGAACTGCTACGCCAGTACGCGGAATGCGCGGCCCGTCACGCAAAGACTGTGCAGGCTTGGCCGAAATAGCAACACCACCGGCAGAAACCTGTCGCTGACTACCACGATGTGCCTTACACTTCGGCAATAAAATTCTATTTTTGCTAACGTACAGGTGGGTAGTCAGATGTCTTCCAATAAATTAGAGGGTATACAGATCCTCAGGGGTTACGCCGCGATGCTTGTCGTGGTTACGCATCTGTGGAGTGCTGGCGTTATTTCATCGACGCTGAGGTTTAGTCGCATCGGAGGCCTTGGTGTAGATATCTTCTTCGTCATCAGCGGTTTTATCATGTGCTATTCGCTGAGGGAGCAGATTCTCGCTAATGATAGCGTTCAATTTTTGAAGAAGCGGGCATACCGGGTCTATCCGATATACCTTCTGGTATTGATTCCTTTTTTGGTTCAGTATCTTAGTCAAGCAACGTCGCCTGCGGATCCGGTAATGATTATTGGCAATTTACTTCTATCGCCATCATTCTTGGGTTCGCCAGAATACCGAATGCTGGTAGGGCCGGCTTGGACCCTCACTTATGAACTTTTCTTCTACGTGCTGTTTGCTGGAGCGATGTTCTCGTCACGGTCAAAAAACCGCGCGATCTACACTGTTATCCTAACGATTGTCTTGCTAGTGGCATCGGTCAATCTACTGGGGCTGAAAGGCGACCGACTTCAATGGTCAAACTTCCAATACATAGTAGGCGATACGCTTCTGTTCAATTTTGTGATCGGGTGCATTTGCTACTTCGTTTGGCGTAAGTATGAACGTGCAGTTTTTTCATTTTGGACGGCACTTGGCGCTGCTCTGGTACTTACTGTAGTCTCGCTAGGCCTTTCGAAATTTGGGCTTCCCCGTATTTTAAGTTTGGGCTTGCCTGCGGGCGTCATAGTTCTTGTATTTTTATTTGCAGAATTTGATAATAGAAATTTGACGAAGCCACTGCTATTTCTCGGCAGTGCGTCGTACAGTATTTATTTAATTCATGCAGTAATCGCTCATTGGAAACATCTTTTCATCGGCGTGGGTACGCGGGAAAATGATCTGACCGGCCTTTTGCTTACGGCTTTAGCATTGGCGTCTGGCTGTATCTTCTATGTCATTGTCGAAAACCCGATCAGTCGAGTGCTGCATGAGCGAAGCAAGCGAGCCACGCCAGCAGCGGCTCCTCTTCGGGAAGGCTGATTGAATTTCCGAGCTTGGAATGAGGCGCGCGCCACGTGAAGACGGCCTGGGCCGGGCCGAAGTGAAGCGCTAGTTATATATCTTGCTCGCAACACGGGTGATGGCCCGGCGCGTAGCTGCACCGGCGTCGTCGCCATGGTGCTCGTTTGCCAATTGGAGATCAGTGGCCATTGCACTGGTGTCCTGCTCGTGTATGTAAATCTCAAGTCGAAGCCGTACGGCGAGGTCGAGCGCGTCAACGCTGAACTTGAGTGGGTTCCAGCTGTGGACCACGACGCCGTCGGCGAAGTATAAGTTGACGTACCCCGCACCATCGACCACTTCGACGCGCACTGCGCCAATCGCGCGCGCTGCTCGCTCCAGCAGCGCCTGGTCAGTCTCCGGAATGTCCACTCTAGGCCGTCCTGGCAACTCATCAAGGCCGCCAACCATCTCGTTGTCCATCGTCATCCTCTGTCAGGTTTGGTCGGTGCGGCGCCGCGGCGGCGCGGACCGTCATCACTCAGGACGCGCTGCACCACTTGCAAAGGCGTCGTTTGCTGGAGAACGCGCAAGCCAACAGCGAGCCCGAATACAGCCGAGACATTTACTGCCAGATCGACATAGGTTGCCGTGAGGTGGTCTGTTCGTTTTTCCATAGGGCAAGTATGACAGGGCTGGCTTCCAGCGCCCGCCGTTGACCCAAAATAGGCAAATCGCATTAGACCGCTGGTACACTGTATGGATGAACAGTAATCCCGCCATGCGCTTCAAACCCGCACTCACCAAGGATGACTTGACTGCCATCCAGGAGCGCAGCGCCGAGTCGCCCGACGTTCGAGCGCTGCTGTGGGAGGTGGCGCGGCTGCGGGCGCTGGCGCTCCGGACGCATGACTATTTCCGGCAGGGCTCGTCGTCGACGGCGCCTATCTTGGCCGAGTCCCTGTCCGCGATGCTACAAGACGAACCGGTGGTCCACGAGCAGAAGAAGTTGTGATATTTGGGGATGAAGGGAGTGTCTATTGTGGCGTAACTTTTGGCGTAGCTTTTTTAACTTCTTGCTTAGCCCCACAGGTACATACCCCCATGCATCATGGGTGCCTATTCTTGTGAACTCGATGAAAAACGTGCTGCAGCCGAAGCGTGCAACCCGTTTCTTTTATAACGTCGTGCGACCTAACTCAATCTTCTTCTTTTTCCGCTAACGGATCTTCAATTTTTGTGATTTTTACACTAGTGTTCACGATTTCCCACACCCCTTCGCTTACATCAATAAGTTCGGTACCGTCAGATAGTCGGTACTCGCGCCGGCCACGCATGCGGCGACGCGGCCCATTAAGGGGCTTATGCTCGGGGCCAGGGTGTTCTAACAAATTTACCTTGTAGGTATTCCCGTCGTTACCAGCCGCGTTAAAGCTTTCAATTACCATCAGCATATGATATCTCTCGATTAGTTGAAGTTTTCCCAGTTATCTTGCAGCCATTTGAGAACGTTATCTTGACCACGTACGTTACCCGGAAGATGGTTGCGGATAAGCCGCTCGGATTTCAGTGCGACCCCTTTGCTTTCCTTCGACGTTCGATTACAAAAATACAATACTTCATACCACTCTTTGCGGTTTAGGAAATCCTTATCCGGGTGGCCGCGCTTCGTTGGGTCGTCATCACCAGCGGTGCTTTCCGGATAGCTAAACTGCATGTCACTTTTCTTCATTGGGCCTGTGCGTGGATCCATTTAGTGCTCCTTTCAATGTTGGTATATACAAATTTAACACGATAAGTTAGTTACTTTCAATTGTTTTAGCATAACTAATCCCTTGAGAGAGAATGGCAGGTTGATCGTGTCATAATGCAATAAAAATTTACAAAAAGAAATTGTGTGATCTTTTTTTTAATATGAATTCTTTTCGTAGATGATGAACCCTCAGCTTGCGACATCAGGTTTCACAAGTCTATCGTCTAAAAGTAAGGGCATTCTGTTATCTTGAAGACCATCTTCATGGGAGGTGGAAATGATTTACAACGAAATCGTGGGGAAGCACAAAGCATACGAAGATCGGGAAGACGAGTGGCTGGACCAGCTGTGGAAGGCTGCAGTAAATTTACGAATGATGCTAACTTCTAAGCTCGAGATCGCTGAAACCTACGGTGACAATACGGGCAGGACTATGCCTTATGCGCGTTTGCTGGAAGCACAAGTCAAAATTTCTGAAGCTGAGCCGTTATCGCGGAAGCACGGCTTGCCAGTAAACGCTGACGGGGCTATGCCATTTGCGATCGAATTAACGTTGCGCTTGCCTTGGGGTAACCGTCCGATCTATATATTTGTGGGGGAGAGGATCGAAAAGGGTAAACCGATGTACGCCGGTTGGCACTTGCCTGGAGAGCTACGTCCGCGTGATCCAAAATGGATAAATGGTGACGATATGGTGTCGCTAATAATCGATGAGCTTCAGCGGTACGTTGATCACGATCCTAGTATGGGATCTCGTAAGAACTGCTTTATTTATTAA